ATGAAAAAGATTAACATCATCAAAATAGTTTTCATAATTACAGTCATACTGATTTCTACTATTTCACCTATCATCAAAAGTGACTCTAAGAAAGACATTTCGAATGTTAAAAGTGATTTACTTTATGCATACACTATAACTCCTTATGATTATAAAAATTGCAGGGTAAATTTTTCAACGACACACACATTAAACATTGATACTCAAAAATATAGAGGGAAAGACTATTATATTAGTTCCGAAATGTCTTATGAGGCCTCTCAAAAATTTAAACGAGATGATCATGTAGATGTTTTTGGATTATTTTATATTCTTAATTCTCACACCGGTGAGTACATCTATGGAGGAATTACGCCTGCTCAAAATAATAAAGTAAATCATAAATTATTGGGAAATCTATTTATTTCGGGAGAATCTCAACAGAACTTAAATAACAAAATTATTCTAGAAAAAGATATCGTAACTTTCCAGGAAATTGACTTTAAAATCAGAAAATACCTTATGGATAATTATAAAATTTATGACGCTACTTCTCCTTATGTAAGCGGCAGAATCGAAATTGGCACAAAAGATGGGAAACATGAGCAAATAGACTTATTTGACTCACCAAATGAAGGGACTAGATCAGATATTTTTGCAAAATATAAAGATAATAGAATTATCAATATGAAGAACTTTAGTCATTTCGATATTTATCTTGAAAAATAATTCATCATACACAAAAAACCGCCCAGAATAATCTGAGCGGTTTTGTCTTATCTCGGAGCTTTACCTCCTAATTTAATTTACCCCAAAGGCTGATGCGATTCCCATCTTTATCAGTCTGTCCAATACCTAGGTAGTTACGCATACCTGAGCCTCCAACATAGCTAATCCAATAATAGCCATTAGCGTAGCCCTCGCTATCAAAGCTGACAGTGTCTCCTTGTTTGTAGCTACCTACTACTTCACTGGCTAGGCTTGGCCAACGTCTAATATTAATCTCCACAACATCAAGCGTAAAGGTACCAGATTTTGGTGTCTCTACGATTGTGTCAGAGTTTTGTGGTGCTGTATCTACCGTCTGATGAGCATGGTCAACAGGTAACCTAATCCAGCCGACAACGCCAGTAAAATCACGAGTATTAAAACGGGCTGGTCCACCTACTTGTAAGCTATCCCAATTACCGTCAATATTTTGCTCAACGGTTTTAATAGTATAGCCATCACTATCCTCGATGACAGCTCCTGTATGTCCGTAGGGACTACCAGCTACCTCCATGACAAAAAGGTCACTAGCTTTGGGATTGACTCCAGGGGCATTATATATGACCTCTAGCCCTTGCGCAGATGCGCTATTTAACAGGTCTATGGCATTACCCCATAAATCAATGCCGAACCAGTTTTTGACGATAAAACATGGTAAGTCACAGCATTGCGTCCCATAAGCACCGTCTTTGTCAACTCCCATACCTGAATTGGCAAGGTCGACACAGTATTTTACAATCTCATTTGCGGTTGTCATCGTTACCTCCTTTTGATTTGTTAAGATTTCCTTATCCCATTTTTGTAGGTCATTCTCCTCGATTAGTTGGATAAGCAGCTCCGCATATCCACTTGCCGTGGCATAACCTGCGTCCTTGATAGCGTGACAGGCTTTTTTATAGTCAGTCTCACCAACAACAGACTGATAGCGTGGATTATCGTTTAAAAACTTGCCATGGTCGATAATGCTATCAGTCCAGCTATCATAGGCCCTAAATCGGTCCACAATATCCGTGACGATACCAGGCTGGTACTCCTCCTGCGTCTTAGTGTTAAAAGACTTACCTGTCCAGCTTGCATCAGCTTTAATCCCAAACAGAGCGTTATGTGGGGCATGTTTACCCCACCCGCTCTCTAAGATTGCTTGTGCTGCGGTCAAGGATGGCAAGATTTTGTACTTAGTCCAGCCATCTAAGCAGCCTTGCTTAATGTTATCTAAAAAGGTCATCTGTCCTCCTTATCTACAAACGGGTAAAAGATAAGAGCAACCACAGATAATGGCACATACAGTATTGCGATTGCTAGTATTAACGCTAATCGTGTGATTGCTCGCATGGCTTATTCCTCGTCTTTAATTTGTGACACGTTCATCAGGACACATGTTAGTCCTGATAGCAGTACCGCTGACAACATTGTTGGCCAGTTAATATCCGTAATCAACACGCTTGACCCGATAAGACCAACCGCAGTTTGTGCCATTGTTTTGATTGTTTTAATTCCTACTTTTTTAAACCATTTGCTCATTTTTCTTCCCCTTTTTTAAATAGCGTGATAATACGCTCTTTGTTGATAATAACTTCGTCTTCGACGCGACCTAAACGCTCTTCGTGACGATCGATAATTTTTTTGGTAATTTCACGATCGCGATCAAGATTTTTAAGCTCATAAGCTAACTCTTTGAGAGAGTCCTTGAGTTGAGCCATGGCAAACTCATTAGCTTCCATGGCTTTTTTAAAAGGCGTTACAACTGCCTTCCAAAGACCAAAAACAGACATGAGAGCCGCTGCCGCAGCTCCTGCCTGTAGTAAATCAAAGTGCATCTAACCACCTCTAATCCTGCTTAACCAAATCAGCGTACTTGATAACTGTGACTTTATCCTCTAATTCCTCTAAATCTTTGAGTGTTTGTGCATCATAAGTAAACTTATCATTGACATAAACAAAGACTAAGTTCCCCTCACCGGCTACACCGTCCGTATCTTTATCAGCGTCTACAACTGTAAAAATATCATGCTCTTTGTACTCACCTTTTTTAGCAGGTTCGATGAGCTCTAACATGCCTTTATAAATGTCAGGATCAATCTTGCCACCGCTTGTCAAAACGTGGATGGTTTGCAAGTTAATCATCTTTTGCGTGCGTTCAGCGGACACTTTAGCTAGTCCAGCGGCTGTTTGAGCAGTCTTGGCAGTCTTAGCGGTTTCTTGTGAGATTTTTTCAAGGTCGTCTACTTTTTGCACGGCTTCGCCCATTGCAATTTCGACGTAAGCAGTCTTTTTAAACTCCTCTAAAGCAGCCTCGATAATTTCTGCATCATTAGCTGTTCTCAAGTCTTTTTTGACCTTCTCTGAGATGACTGCACCTCTGTCATCTGTAATAATTACCTGTGTATCAACGACTGCTCCTGTACCGTCCCACTGTGGGTAGTTTCCTGTTACTTTCCAATTTCTCATGTTTATTTACCTTCTTCCTTCGGTGCTGTTGCTTCATCCAATTGTGCGTTTAATTCTTCCAATTCGATTTCATGCTGTGCTTTTAATTGAGCATTTTCCAGCGTTAAATTAGCGACTTTAAGTGTTAAATCGTTAATAATTTTTCCTAATAATTTTTCTTGCATTGTTTCTCCTAAATTCCAGTCATATAATTGCTATGCTCGTTCATGATAGCGCTAGTAAAATTCGGGTGTGTAGTATCCCAGCCAACATTTTGTAGATGTTTCCAGCACCTTGCCAAAGCTACAATCGCATAATACATTTTATTGATATCCACAAGTGTGTTTACACCCGTTGGTGTCATTTTAAATCCACGGTTTATACCAAAGTCATCCGCAAAAATGATGGTATCTCCATAAATTTCTGCCTGATCAACTGATGCTGTATGTTCATATCCGCTAGCCGTCCGAAAAAACCTTGCTCCACAAAAACGACCAGATGACGCGCTATTGATACCATCACCAGATGAAGTGATTCCGATTGACGCATAAAGAGCCGACCTTGTAAAGTTTTTTGGTGTCGCATTACCAAAATGCACAAAAGCAGTGTGGGTACCTGATTTTCGAACAAGCGCATTATTGTTGCTGTTGAAATTGATGGATGCATCGCTATTAAAATCGATGGTAGAGTTGTTTAAATCAATCATCATAGCACCATTTCTTGCTCTGATGACTTTACCCTCAAGCAAACTTGTAATCGTATGCTCAATCCTTGCTTTAATAAAGTTAGCATCTAAACCAACAATGCTGCTAGCGTTGAGATTAATCACATTGATTTTGTTTGCATCGATTGTCCCACCGATAATCTGGTCGGCTTTTAGCTTGATAAACTCACCAAGTTTTGCGCCAAACGCTCCATTAACCGTGGTATTGCCGTCTAAGGCGATACGCTCGCCAGAGATGCGGACACCGTAGCCGTTTAAATTAATGGCTGAGACAATCTCACTTGCGGACATTTTGCTTTGCGGGAGTTTGCCCTTAATCGCAAGCATAATACTGTCGCCTGCCCCACGAATATAACTCTCCATTTCACCACGAGTGACTTTTTGTTCAATCAAGCCAGCTAGTTGTGTGACACGGGATTCTAACCCTCGGTTAGGGGCGCTGACAGTTGATTGTAACCCTCTAACTGTCTGGGTTAAGCTACTGTAATTCTTCTCAGTATCCTGCAATCGCCGCTGATAGCTAGCTAGGTCCTGTTGCACACGACTAACAGCACCCTCACGATTTTTAATCTCTTGTGAGATTTGGTAGGCAGTTGATTGTTGCGTTGATTGCAACCCACTGATTCTTGACTCTAGCACTGTCCGCATGCCTTGATGGCTACGAGTAAACTCAGCTCGTAAGTCCGCAAGCTTACTCTCGTAGGCCTCTGTGGTGCCGCTAGATGTCGTGGTTATCTTAGCAGATAACTGCTGTATCTCATCATCATACTTTTGCGACAAACCTTGAGCGGTTGCTTGTATCACAGCTTTTAGGTCGTTTTTATCATTGGCCATTGTGGCCTTTAGGCCGTTAATGCCAGCTTGATAAGTTGATGATAGCTGTCTATCAGCGTCTTGATAGTCACGTCTAATACCTGAGACTGTCTCATTAATAAGCGCAAGTTTTTTATCAGTATCCTCACTAATCCGTGTTGCTATACCATTTGCACTTTCGACAATCTCTGTTGTGATGTTATCACGATGATACTCACGCAACATGCCGTTTGTTGTGAGTTTGATTTTTGCCCAAAGCTGAGAATTAACGGTATCTGTCAGCTCTAAATTAAGCTCTTTTAACTGACTGAGCGCTCCTTCCAAGTTTTTAAAAAGTCCGGTTGACTCACCGCTGCCCTCAACAACCACTGGCGCCACGTAGTTAGTTGGCTTACCCCCTCGCTCAATCATGAGCTGGTTAAAGCGAGTCGTACCGATACATTTGTTATTAGCTAATTTAACGCTTTTTGTGTCACCATCAGCTTTAAATGTATAATAAGCACGTCCGTCAGAGCCAATCGTTAAATTTGACTCGTCTATTAAAAGTGTTGGATCTCTACTCAATTGTTACCTCCTAATGTTGCGAAATTTTAAATGTTGGGTTTTTATACTTGTCTATCCCATCAAACGGATAAGTCCACGTCTCGATAGACAGCATTGCGCCTCCGCCGGCAACTGTCCGAACTGGTTTTTGTAGCTTAGCAACGATTTTGCCGTCAACCTCAACAGCGACTTTATCAACTCGATGCCAAACAACCCCATAAGTCGCAAAATCCTGATTGTAATCAATGACAGCATAATCATTTAATTTAGATACGTTAGCGTCTACATACGCTGTAATGTTGTAAACTTCCTGAGGCTCTGCTGATTGAGACCAAATGACCTGATTATTACAAATAACGCGAGCTATTGGCAGTCCATCAATAGTAATCGATTGGTACAAACCCATCGCGGCAGAAGGCTTTTGGACGCTAGTATCTGGTTTTGATAATGACTGATAGTTATACTTATTAGCTTTATACACATCAGCCTGTGTGCTAGATATAATTTTATATACATCAACGTCTTGATCTGTGTAAAAGCTATAGTAATCATCTATCTTAATATAAAATTGGTCGACAACCAAACTGGCTTTTTGTAATAAAGTACCATCAATGCTTTGACTGTCTAAGCGGTAAAAATACGTGTCTGGTATCTCTTGCACTGCCATTACTTACCTCCAGAGCGTTCAAAAACAATTAATCCGCTTGTGTTATATGGCACTTTACCTTTATCAACCACACGGACAGATAGGTACTGACCTGTTGCCACATCTTTTAGCTTTCCGATGTTGTTTAACTGATACTGGATATCAGCTAATCTAACATAGCCGCTTAGCTGCGCATTTCGGACAACGTCCCTAATATCTGATTGCTTAACAATGTCTTGTGGCAGATCAGTTTGTTTAAGGTATTCATCTATACCATCAATATCAGATGTTCTGTGCCGGTGATATGTACTTGCTTTGTTTTGTAGCTCTATTTTAGTCGCATACCGGTCTAGGTTTAGATCAGTAATATCACTTAGCGAGTGCTTGTGACTTGCTTTAGCATAAGTGCTGTTTGCCTCTGCTTTAGACAGATAGTCTGCAAGCTGCTTACTCACATCAATCTCTTTAAGTTCTGCCTTTGTAGCGTAGGCAGATAGGTCTACGTCCTTAGCTTTAATTTGGGCGATTTGGTCAGAAGTAAGGTCTTCAAACTTTAAGGAATCACCCTTATCACCTTTTTGACCTTTGATGTTGCCTACTAACTTTTCAGATTCTTCTTCAAACTTGACAAAAAGGTTCCCCTCTTCATCAACTCGAGCACTCTCTACTCCTTTTCCTCTATCCCCTTTTTGGCCATTAGGGATACTAAAGGTTTTTTGAGTGTCATCTGATAGTGTGATAGTAAGCGTCTCACCCACTTTAGTGATGTCGGCAATACTTGTCCCTTTATCACCTTTTTGACCTTTGATGTTGCCAAGCTTAGTCTCTTTGTCGCCAATCCACACAGACAAGTCACCATTTTCGGATAGCTGTACTTTAGTGATAGATTCTCCTTGAGGACCTTCGTAGTAAGGCAAGTCGTTGTAATTCAATTTGCCATCTCCGACCTTTAGCCTGTGAGTGTCTAGCTCAACAACTAGTTCACCATCATCAACAACAGGATTTAATTTTTGCCATTCGGCGGCATCCTTGCGGTCAAATAAGACTTTAATTGGTATTCTTTCTTCTAGCGTCATCTGTCCCTCCTTCCGTCTAAAATAATTTTTGGATTGCTTGATTGTTTAGCTGTGATTGTTGCACCTTTAGCATCAACCACAGCTTTATAAGCCATATCCAGAGCTAAAATTTGCCCCTCTGACGCGGTTAAATCTATTTGCTTAGATTTATACCAATCACCTGTTAAAACACCTTTATAGCTCAAAGGATAGACCTCTATAGACTGTTTATCCTTAGTGACCTCAAACGTCTGTGGCTCCATCTTAGCCTTTGTCGGTGTCAGCACCAGCTTGAGACCTTTATTATTAGCCTGTATCAGCGTAATTGCCACTTTATTTAGTGGCTCACATGTCTGGCTAAAGCTAATCGTATAGGTCTCGCCACGCTTGAAACCACCATCATTGGCTTCTACCTCAATAAAATCCTCATCAATTTTTTTAACACGATTAGGGTTGCCGACCAGCAAATTTTTGTTGTAGCGGGTCTTACCGTCTGTGCCTATGATTTCGGCGTTTAGACGGGATGTCTCGCTCGTTTCACTGACTTTGTTTTTGAGGTCGTCAAAGCTTTGTTTAATCGATGGGATGTCATCAACCTTGATAGCATCTGTGATTTTTTTAATGGCTTCTTCTGGTAAAGCTAGGTTTTTGAGGGTGGCTCTAAATTCTTCAAGCTCTTTGTCAGTACGCTGGTTGATTTCTTCTTGCGCTTTTTTTGCTTTTTCGAGTTCGGCTATTGCGGCATCAAAAGCTCGTTGATTGGGGTTTAAATCCTCTGTATCTAGTACCTTGACCCATTGATTGCCATCCCAAATCCAAGTACGCTGATACTTGCCATTTTTTTCAAACCAATAGTCGCCTATCTTGTGCTCAATATTGTCATCTGGTTTTTCGTACCAAACGCGTTTACCATTGAGGTCATTGAGGTATTTAGGCAGATTGAGTTCAAACTGCTTCTGGCTGTTGGTGATAACCTTTTGGTTATTTTCCAAAGCATTGATACGCTCTGAGACCCCACCTGTCAAACTCTTAGAGATGGACTGACCAATCGTGCCAAGTTTTATTGTATGGTTGCTATCTGTATAGACGTCATAGACAATCTCAACGACTTTTTCAGACTCAGTTGTGATGCCAAACTTTGGATAATAAAGTGGTACAATGTCGCAAAGCTCAACCTCTTCCATGACTCTAAAATCTTGATAGTCAAGCGTTTGTGACAAGTCAATATAATCAACCTCAATGCTGACTTTTGGTGCACCAACGTTATTATCCTTAAGGTATTTCTGAGCCAGCTTTCGGATTTCTTCGATCGTTGGCTCTTTTTTATTTTTGTCATCGTTAAAATGACTTGATAAATCAACCATTTGGATTCTGCGCTGAGCATATAAGCTGAGATACTGACCATCTAGGATAAATTCAGGCAATGTCACTAGCTGTTCTTCGGGTTGTTTATGCTCGCCTACATGCGGCTTACCAGGGGGTTCCTCTTGCGGTTTTGGTTGTGGCGTATATCTTACGTAAGGATAGATAGAGGTGTAATTGCCATCTAGCAATCGCTCCTCCTCTACGCTGACGATATTACGGCCATACTCCAATACCGTGGGAGCTTTACGCCCCATTTGCTTGCGTAAGATGATTGTACGGTTGTCAAACTCGTACTCACCACCGTAAACATCTAGGATAGAGCCAGCGACACCTCCTAGAGCACCACGGGCATTGCCGATTTTATCAATTTCCCAGTTAAAGCTACCAAGCGTTAAGATGTCGCTTTTAACGTCAAACTTATCATCACCGACAAGGTTTTTCTTCCAGATTTCTAAAGCTGATTCGGCTCCTACGCTCGCACCGTTTACAAACGGTTTTAAAGCAATATCCTGTGTGCGCATAGAGATATGACGCGCAAAAATCTCGATGTGGTCTTTACTATTTCGTAGTACCCGATTAATCTCAAAAGTCTGCCATTTGGTTCTACGACCAGCGTCAGACTTAATCTTCATTTCCTCTTTAAAAACTGAGGCAAAGACACCATCTAGCGGATATTTGATGTACAGTGAGTAATTACCATTGCGCTCACGAGTGGCTTTAACCTCATAAGCATCCGCAATCTCACCGAGACCAAAAGTCCTAAACTTGGTTTCCTTAGCCTCATACAAAACTGGTATCATACTTTAACCCCCCAGTTTGGCACTGCGGTAATTGTAAAGCTACCAGTCCACGAGATTTTATTTTGTCCAACGTCAAATAACGGCATGCGGTGGCGTTCTGTTCTTACGATATTATCCCAAGCAGATAGGACATCTTTATAGACTAGGTGCCTTTCCATATCTATAACAAGCTCGCTCTGCACATTTTCAAGTCCTGTCTCAAAGTCATTAATGGTTAAAATACCATTGCCTGTGCCTTTGATTTTTAGGATAGGTTTAGCTTGAACATTGCCGGGATTTTGTAGAGTACCGCCATTAACGAGAGGCACCTCTTGCTTACCTGTTTTTAAATATTTGATAGGGTGGATTAAGAAGTTGATTTTCAGTCTGCCGAAATTCCTTAAAACCTCCTTTATGCTAAAAGGGGTGATATGTGTTGCTTTATAGATATAATCAGGCTCCCATGACAACTCTAAGTCTTTCCAACCTTTTACATTCAGCCAATTGCTTATGTCAGTTTCTACTTCGGTGAGTCGTCTTTTGCTATATAGACGTAAAGGGTAAGACCGTTCAATAGCCTCAAGCCTTTTATTGTCCTTTAAAACCACACCATCACGACCAGGTACCTTAACTTGATCAACATCGTAAAAGGACGAGTCATGCTCAACGTCATTAATAATTCTCAAATCAAAATCTGAAGATTTTTTACCATCAAACTTGATAAAAGCTGTCATTTAACATCACCTAACCTTCCTTGTTGTTGTTGAATATACCAGCTAAATTCTCTGAATAAGCGTTGATATTTCTCGCGGCTATTACCGTCGGATTCATCAACCTTGACATTAAGGGTAAAACTGTTATTTGAGTTATTTGTGGTCTGATTAGCAATCCCCGCAACTCCTCCGCCAAATCCAGAGGCTATTTCTGGGGTCGCATTAATCGTCATTGACTCTTTTAGCTTTTGCATAGATGAGTCAATGACTTTTCTATCCGCATCAATACCTACAGCGATACCCTGAGGGATAAAACGTCCAACCTCATCCCTCATAACACGAGATGGCGAGTGGATATCTAAGGCACTTTGAATTGTTGCGGTGATACGTGCCGCAATGCTTTGAGCTGCCGCTAAAGCTGCCCCCGACCCTGCATAAATACCATTGGCCAAACCTTGCATGGCATTAACACCATGAGAGTGCATTGGACCACTCATCGTGCTAAAAGCATCTGTGATTTGGTTCGACTTGCTACGCATGTCATTAACAATCTGCTGTCCTTTTTGAGACATCTGTTGAGCCAAGCTCTGCATGGTTTGCATAACTTTTGACGTTCCATTTGTCACACCATTACTCAAGCCATCAGTAATATGGCCACCGTACTCAGTAAATACTCGCGATGGCGAGTGGATACCCAACTCTCCTTGGAAAGAGCGTTTAACTTCTTGACCCATTTTGACACTTGCGTCACTTGCTTTACCTGCCCCTTGACTTATACCTTGAGAAACCCCATTAGGGATTTCTTGACCAAGTTGAGCAAAGTTAGCAGCTTGCAGTTCCGCCTGTAATCCCGTAGAAACATTAGTGACCATCCCTTTAACTTTTTCTGGCATTTCCACACCTGCTGAGTCTAAAACGCTCCCCATTGCATTTTTAGCAGTTTCTGTGGCTGCTCTAAAGTTTTCCTGCAAGGGTGCTAGCTCGGCATCTGTGGCATCCACAAAAACCTGTGTCTGTGTTGCCCCCTCAGGTCCCATCCGCCTAAGCTGTTCCAAGATGCCTTGGTCTACACCACGCTGAGCTAAAATTTCCAAATTCGTAGCCCATTGTTCAGTAGCAGCTCTATTTTTTTCAAGGTTGGCATTCATTTGCTCCACTGACAGAGCAGTCTTTTGTTCGATAGCATCAAAAATAGATGTCGTTGTCTCTAAAAGTTCAGAGTACTTAGTGCGCATATTGTCTATGGCAGTTCGTTGAGCTTCTGACATATTTTCGTACGCTATAACCTGTCTTGCTGATCCTGATTCTTCAGCGGCAGCCATAGCGTCTGCAGCAGCTTGTTGAGTAGCTGATGTCTTGTTATACTCCTCCTGCAATTGAGTCTGCATATTTTTAAGCTTACCCTCTTCTTCTGTGAGTTCGGCAATCTTTTCTTTTCGGACAGAGTCGGAGACGTTAGCTTCTTCATTCCACTTTTTACGTAGCTCGGCATTTTCAGCTAGCTTTTTACTAACCTCACTACGTTTCTGTTCAATATTTAACAGGTTTTGTTGTGCTGTTTGCCATGTGCTTTCTGCTTCCATGGCACTAATGCGTGACTTAATTTGATCTGCATTGTGAGAAAGAGAATTGGAGTTTTTGTCATAGGCCAAGTTTAAGCCATCAATAGACCCATTAAGCTGATCAATCTTATTTTTTAAGTTTTGTTTTTCGCCTGCAGTTTTGTTTTCTTTGGCGGCTAACTTAATGATTTCGTCAGCTAATTTTTGATGAGCTGCAGTGCTCTCTTTGACGGACTCAAGGCCCTTCTTACGCTCTTGCACGCCCTCACGGACAGAATCTCTTAGCTGTTTGTTGCTTTCGACTAGCCCCTCCTGCTCTTTTTTCAGCTTTTTGGTCTCGTCTGACTCTTTAGTTAGCCATGACCATAAGCTTACTCCGACAGCAACTAAAGCACCGATAGCTCCAACTACCCAACCAACGGGACCTGTTAAGGCTACAAGTGCTGCTTTTAACGCAGTTACCGCAGCAGTACTGGCTATGGTTGCAGCAGTAGATAAACTGATAGCGCCTGTCATAACACCATAAATCACGGTACTGGCTTTTAAGACACCTAACTGAGATAGTCTTGCAACCATATCTGCTTTAGTCATCGTGGTACTTACCGCTTGTACCGCAGTCACAGTCTTAATGGTTGTTGCTCCAATACTCATTGATGCAGATGCCATAACCCAAGCTCTATTTAGCGCTTTAATCATTGTTATAGTCTCATTAACTGCCCTCATGGCAGCTAGACCAGATGCTACACCAACTAAGGCAGGCGACAGAGCTTTGACGACTGATATTCCAGCACCAATAACACTAAACAAAAGTTTAAATAGCGATGTACTAGCTTTAATACTTGCATTGATGGCGCTAAAAGAGGCATTGATAACAACTTTCAAACTATCAAAATGATCAGCTATGCCCTTACCTGTTGCAGCCTTAGATAAATCATCCAAAGCCTTAATGCTGTTGGCCACACCTTTTGCAATAGCGTTCTTGATGTTGTTAAAAGAGGTTTCAATCCCTTTACTATTTTCTTTGGCTAGTTCTGCAAAACCGCCGACACCATCATTTAACTCAATCAACTTATTAGAAAATTGGTCAAATGTTATTTGCCCGTTTTTTAATGCCTCATAAAAATCCTTTTGAGCTGATGCCCCTGCAAATCCAAAAGCTTCCGCAGTTTGTTGCAAGGCATAAGGCATTGTTTCTTGGAGGGTTTTCCAAGCTTGCATATCAACCTTACCAGCTGATAGCATTTGGGCATACTGCTCCAGCCCTCGGCTTGCAGCCTCTGATGAAGCTCCTGAAGCTAAAAAGGCATTATTTAATGCTAGTGTGAGATTAGTTGATTTATTGATATCCTTAGTAATAGAGGTCAAACGTTGAGCGGTTCCGACAACCTCGTCTAAAGTTGTTGGTAGTCCATCAATTCCGTTCGCTAACTTATCAGTTGATCTAGCAACATACTCAGCGCTATGCCCCATAGCTTTCATGACCCTTGGATATTTTTCAAGCGTGTCAAATCTTGTGATAGCCTTGCCAAGAGATTGACTAACCAAATCAACTGCAGCCGAAGCTAATTTAAAGACTCCTGCACCAACCGCAAATTTTTTAAGAGAGGAGCTGCCTTTGTCACCGTGCTTGGCAACTTTATCTAACTCACTATTGAGTACCTTTACCTGCTTACCATCAACGTCAACAAGTATCGTTACCTTACCATCAGCTGCCATCGTCCTCCTCCTCTCTTTCATCTAAACTGTACTTAGCCTTTAGCTTACGCATGTTATCTCTGTATTTTTTACTGCCTTCACCATCATCTTCCCACTGTCTAATGGCTATGATACGCTGCATGACAGTATCGTCTGGAAGAGCATTTAAAAGAGCCTTGAATTCAATCCAAGACAATCTGTTTTGCTCTTTTAAAAGATTGATTTGGTAGGCTTGCCTAAAGCTCGCATAGATAAACTCAGCGTCTAAACTCAAATCAATGACTTTTTTGTTATCCTCTTTTTCTTTTACTACAGGCATTGGATTCCCTTTGATGTCGAGCTGAGGTTTCTCGGGCCTTTCTGCATCGATAAAATTGGTTTTGATATAAACCCAAAGATCCACCGCGTAAGTAAAAGGTAAATCTGTCCTATCTAGCAAAATATCAAGGCACAAAAAACACTTTTCCGCCTCGTTTAAAAAATCATCATCAATAACATCAAAGACATCTAAAACCTTGTTAAAGCTCAAATCAATAGGATAGATTTCACCTCTAAACTCAAACGACTCTACTAATGGATCGTTTAGTTTCATAGGCTACTCCTTTTTGTACTTTTTCGTTTTCTGCTTAACGATTTTTTCTCTTTCGATAGCTAACTCTTTGAGTTTGACCTCGATTTCCCTGCAAACAATTTCCAGAGTATTCTCGAGTGCTTCTTTGTCGGGATACTCCGCGTAGAGCTGTGCAAATGTACCTTCTCCGAATAGTAGATCATAATTGATTTCTAAGTATTTAGCTTCCAAATCTAAAGCACTTTGGGCAACATCTTTCGTAACCCCTTTATCTTCAATTTCGTTGTCTAAGTTGGCTTCGATAACCTGTTTTTCGTATTCATTGAGGCGACGATTTACTTCTGTCTCAATATCAAAAAACTCAATCAATCGCTCTTGGCTTGTATCAAACCAAAGCTCTACCTGCCCAATTTTGACCGGAAACCCTGTGCGCTTTAGGTCAACTACAATTCCAGACATAATTCCTCCTTAAAAGGGTGGTTTAGCCCACCCTTGTCTCACATCGCTACGCTCAATTCATTTTTTTAGGTATAATTTCCTTGCTTTCCTTTGGCAGAGAGTTATAAGTAATCTTGCAACCAAAGGCTTCAAAATCGGCGGCAGCACCAGAACCAGCAATAATTTCTGTCACTGTTGCAACCCCTAGCCACTGGGTTTTCCCATCAGCCGATACAATCAAATGCCAAACTTTTCGCTCATCTCCTAGCTTATACTTAAGACTTGCAATGTGAGCTTGAGCTTTGTCTTCTGGATCATACGTCCCTTCGAAAGTGTACGCGCCCTTAACTCCTACAACGGTTGTTTCTTCTGTTCCATCTCCGTCATAGTACGCCTCATCTTCTGTCTTTTCGTCGGTATCGTCTGAGATGTCTTTAATCCATCTAGCCAATTCCAAAAGCTTCTCTTTTGTAACTTCTGTCTTTTCCTCACCTTTTACATAAGGTGCGATAAAATGCCCACGTAGGGCGTTCTTTTGTCTCATTAGTTATTCCCTTCTATTTCTAAGTGTGCTGTAATATCCAGCACATAAATATAAAAACCTTGATCGCTTAAGTCATTTAAAAACGGCTTTTCGACATCAAGGCTAATAAATGTGTACGAATGATTAAGACTTGGTAATTTTAAGTCAAAGTTAGACAAAGCACTGTTAATAGTCCACATCACAGTGCTTGCTAACTCCTGATTTTTAGTTTTGATTGCAATCTCAAAAGGCAGGCTTATCTCACGAGTACCGTCCATGTACTCGTTATTTACCTTCCCACCTGGCATTGGATAAATGGCTAAATCTTCTTGTCTTGTTAGATAGTCAAGTCTGGGCTTTATGCCTAAGTCTAATCCTTCGACAAATTGCCTCAAAACAGTTGCAAAGTCATTTGTCATTTAAATCCCATTCCTCTCAGTAAGGATTTTTCCCAATCCTTGACAATTGTTGCATTAGCTAACGCACGTTTATCCCAACGTTTGCCTGTACCTGGTGTTGTGTACTTTTTAAATTTAAAGGACTTGTACTTGTTGTAAGCACCACCATAAAACTGGGCTCTGGCGTGTGGTCCGCTCCACGTTACACCTACACTGTTAGCTCTCGAGCTTCCTCTCAAAGCTCCGTCTCTGTAAGGAACATAAGGGTTCATGGACATCATGACTTGGTTGTTCATGATGAGCTTTCCTTTAGCTAATGCTTGCGGAGATACTTTACGCTTGATGCCTCCCAACTCTACCACTACCTTAGCCATTAGATAACCTCCACTTCAAAACAAAAAATTTTGTTTGTTAGTGGGTGGTAGACTGGTATCACTTTATCAACGGTGTACTCAGTATCACCATCAATGACAACAGCATCAACCCATGACCTATCGGCTACTGTCTTACAGTATTTAGGATAAATAAAGATAACCGACGGCTTAGTCTCTTGCCTTGCATTATCTTTACCTGCGGTTGCAAGATTACGGTCAAACCTAACGGGAGAGAGTGTAAAAGGTTCGTCATAGACAAACCCTCCATAATCACCTTTATCTTTGACAAGTTTTACCTGCAGTTCGTCAATAAGCAGTCTTTTATCGATCATAGCTAATACCCGTATATCCCAACCCAACAGCTAGTAACTCATTCTCTGCATCTAGACAGAGATTAAACCTGTCTGCCAGAGTTTTTTGTTGGCTGCCTTGGCCATGCCCGACAGTGTAGCTAATACTTGTCCGTCCTAGAGATATTCCAGCAAAGGATTGTTTATCCTCTGCTGTCATTACTCCTGAGTCATTTAAATATGCTATCTGATAAGCGATTGCCCGCTTTACAGCCTTTTGCACTAGGGCTATTTCTTTTTTTAAATCTTTGTAATCATAGCGATTACGACAGTAAAGATTGACAGCGTGGCTAGCACGTTTTTCCATTTTTTCAAAATCTTCTACCTCGTCAAAACCCAAATCTTCAAATTCTTTTTGCGTTAAAAAAGCGATAATAACCACCTCCATCGGCTAAGACTCGAGAGCGTCATCTTCCTCTCTCTTGGCAGCCTTAGCCTTAGCTACTTTTTTGCGGCATCTTTAAGTGTAATTTTGACGGCTTTTTCTGCCTTATAAAGATAAACACCATAATGCTTATTAGCTACGATTTGATTAATCGCTTTTGTGATATCTCGGTCTGTTTCAACCATTGTGTTACGTTTAAGCATGATACGTAGTGCACCTTTGCGAACCATGTAGGCAGTTCCTTTAGGGCATTTGCGAGAACGCACAATTTGTACCCCTAAAACTTCACCATAAACACCAGAGACAACACGATTTGCTCCAACCTCGGTAGCACCTAACCACTCCTTCGCGGCATCTAAACGTAGGGTAGAGGCATCCGCCGGATTCATGACAATGACTGTCTCTGCGTCATCTTCGTCATTAAAAATATCTAGCGCTTTAGATACACCATCAACCGTAGCAGTAGCTTCCACAGTTTGAGTCGATTTACTTAACGCATCAAGCACGTCTGCATCGACTTTGTGGTCAATAGCCTCAACGATTTGCTTTGCTGCCTGACCTACAGGATCCCCATACCCAGATAAGATAGCTTCGTCAGTGATTTCTACACCTTTTCCGGCTTTTTTAATGGTCATAGTAGTCTTTTTGAAGCCAAGTTGAGTCATTGGGATAGCTTCACCCTCGGCAACATCTTCTGCGTCACCAATGTAATCCCATTTAGGCACTGTTAAAGTTGTACCTGGTTGTCCTTCTAAAGTTGTATCTACTTCAGCAAGAGGAGCAAAGCGAATCGCTTTCCCTACCTCTGCGTCAATCATATCCGCTAGAACCTCAGGGTCTAGCATTTGTGCCATTTTAGTTGTTCCTACTGCCATTTTTTAATTTCCTTTCAATTGGTCATAAAGATTCTTATTTTTTAGTTTTAGGTCCAGTTTTTCTTGGTAAGACATCTTTGCAAAGTCTTCCTTAGACACCGAACCTTGTCCGTTATCAGCAGACGGGTTGCCTGCCACTGTGATTTTGGGAGCTTTATCCTTTGTTTGGCCAAAGTGAGGATACTTACCCAAAACCGTTTTGATTGCATCCTCTATGCTTGTCTCGTCAGTGACAAGACGCTCAGATAGTGCAATCACATCATCAATAGATTCAGCGTTCACACCTAAAGACATTGCTGCTAGCTTTGCATTAAGAGCCTTATTGTTTGCCCGAGCTTCCTCAAGCTCTTTGTCTTTAGCATTCAAGATTTCTGTTTGTTTTTCTGACTCGCTTCTTTGTGACTCTTGCCACTCTTGGAAGGCTTTTAGTGCATCCTTGGCAGACTCTACATCATCAAAACCCAAGTCTTTAACTGCTTTGTTATAGCCTTTAGAATGCTCTTTAGTTCCCACTCGGTTGAGATCATCTTGTGTAAATGCTTTATCTTCTTGTTGATTATTTTCCAAGTCAGTAGTCTCTTGGTCGACATTTTCGTTTGTCACATTTTCCATGTGCATTCCCTCCTATAAATGCGATAGGTCGCTGATTTCCGTTCTTTAACGCCTGCGGATAAAGGCATAATAAAAAGCCGTATTGCTACGACTTTGATTTCTAAAGGGGTCGAATTCGACACGGTTAAACTTTATTTCCCCCACTTCCGTTTGTAGTTTTTCTTAATATAGTCAACCGTGTCACCAATTGCCTTGATAACTGATTGGTTATCTAAAGTAGCAGCTTTAACAGTCGCTAACTCTTCGTTTGTTGCCAGAGCGTTTCGTTGAACGATTGATTTTAGCTCCATGATTTGTTTGTTTTGATTTTTAATTGCTTCAACCTGCATGGCATTTTCTGCAACAAGCATCACAACTGCTGTTTCTAGTTTACGTTTTTTCTTAATGCGTTTATTCATGTTCCCTCCTATTTTTTAAGTACAAAAAAGCACCTAGCTTTTAGCTAAATGCTCTAGATTTAATAAGTCGTAGTTTGGTGTACTAGTCACCAATAACCTTTATCAGTCAGTAAATCAATAATACTCTCAGCTAGTTTACCTTTAGCTGTTATATTGTACTTTTCATCAAAGCTTTCTGTCTGGTAGTAAGTCTCTATACCTTCACAAAAAACATCATACTTTTCGGAATTAACATCTATATCCACAGGTAATCCCGGAAGTTCATTTTTGACAAAATCGATTTGACTATCATTTAAAATACTTTTTAATTTCATCAATTTCCTCCATATTTTTTGCGGATTCTCGTGCTAGTAGCATGAACTGTAACAATATTTCCGTCTATCGGGTTTATTACTGTCGAGACACACTTACCAATGTATTTCTGGGAAGGTCTATCAAGGTTATCGTACTTAATAGGAGCTATCTTCAACGGTTCTTTTATAGAATCGACAATATCAATAGGTGCTATATTTCTCAGCACCGCCCTTTCGGCTAAATGCTTTGTTATTTTTAGCGGTATCCCTTCACTAGTTTCTACTCCTATTATAGCACTTTCAACATCCCTACGTTTATCTAATTTAGCTTTTTCTTTTCTAACTTCGACTTCACTTTGAGTTTTGGTATAAGGATTATTGTAACGCTTTTCTCTGGCTTGATTGCGATGTAAAAAGGCATTGTTGTTTATCAGATAATTGAGTGCATCTTGTTTACTTCTAACATCCGATTGATATTGCCTAATCAACTCTTTATCACCCAATTGCTTCGCAACGTGCAGTAGCTCTTTACTCTTACGTATTGATCTCTCGATTGCCCTCTGCTTAGCTTGCGCATTCGCATTAGCTTTAGCTTGTGCAGGAGTGATATTTTTTAGATGCTCTGGCAATTCTGGCTTACTATTCACACCGACGACAAACGGCGTTTTAGTGTGCTTGCAGTTGATTCCCAAGCATCCATCAGGCTCACCATGCCCGTAATCAGATAAAGCTAAGATTTTTATCCCTCCTTCTTCTCTCGCTTCGCCAGTAGTGACAATTTGATGTTGCAAAGGTGCACACATCTCTCTAGCTGTAGCTTTTTTTGAGTAATAGAAGGTATCAATGCCAAACTCCCTAGCAGGGGCTTCTTTGGCTTCGTTAAAGACTCGCCAAGTCGTAGTATTGATAACGGTACGAGCATAAGAGTCTGCTCTCCACTTTCTCCCAGCTTTATCTGTAAAACCATAAAACCCCTTTTTAAACCATTTAATCACAGTTTGATTGATAGCTTGGTCAGGCGTTTTTAAGCCTGTCACCACACCAGCAACAGCGTCTTGGATTATCCCTTGATAAGCTCCTATAACACTAAATGGCAAGGTGGTGTTAGTCAAATTATGCACATCATCAATAGCTTGTCTAGCATAGTTAGATAGGTCGTCTTGGATAGTACTGTTTACCCCAGACTCTCTACCTAGAGCCTCTTCTAGCTGCTCAGACGTGTTTTTATAAATTTTAAATCCTTCATTCTTGATAATATAGCGAAGTTGAGCTTCCGCAATGCCAGAATACTTTGCAATAAGCTTGATGTTATCTGCATTAAGCAGTCCAACGTCATGTAACTTATTAGCTTGCCAAAGATAAGGATTATCGGCTAAGCTCGCTGAGCCTCTGGCTTTTATCCTCTCAATCACTTGATCAAATAAATCAAGAGTCAGCTGATGATACATATCAGATAACTGACTAGCTTCCAAAAGAAGCTGTTCGTCATTTAACTTAATAGGCTTCTTTTTCATCTAATCACTCTCCGTATAAATGTGTATCAGTGCGCTGTTGATTGATTTCGTCAACGATTCCAGTATTAATTTCTGCAGCTATTTCTTGGGCTTTTTCCTCTGTCACGTTTAGCACTTTTTGGATGGCCATCTCACGAGTGCCAAAGCCAGCATTAACAACTTTTATCCAGTAGTCTAACTCAGCGTCTCGATCTGTAAAAACACCGTCATCAAGACTTATGCTGATGTTATCCATGCTTGGAACTTCGCTTTGGTACAAATCATAAGCTTTAGCAATCTCAAAAATAGAGATAACTAACTCTTTTAGCGATTGCTCTACTAAAGTAACAATACTGTTACGCATTTGGTAGGTGTCTGAGTTTTCAGAGACGATTTCTGTTGCAGTCTTCATGCTTTTGCCATCAAAACTAAATAACCCAGCGGATACGCCTATTTGCATTTCAAACAACGACAAGCCCTCGTTGATAGCCTTGATATAGTCATCAGCTCTAATAGGGGTTGTTAGGTCCTGTATTGCGCTTGAGTCTAAATCCCTGCCGCCCATACGGATATAAACGTTTTGATCAGACTCGAACCGAGGCCTTGGAACAACATCGCCATCAGCGGTACGAACAGTTAAAGCGGTCAAACTCTCTGGCACAGCAACTCGACGTTGACCCATCTTAACTTCCCACATAAATTCGTCATAGGTCGTATTGATAAAGTCAATCGTTGTCTTGGCGTTATCAAAGATAGATAGCCCAAGTGGGCTATTAATATCCTTGTTATTCATTCCAGGGGTCTTGAGATAAGTAAAGATAGGCCTAGTCACATCTGTAACTTTTGCCTCGTCTTTTAAGTCCTTGTATACCTCAGATAACGGCACTCGGCTACCTACTTTGGCTTTATCATCCGAGCGATATAACTCATTTGAGATAACATAATCATCAGAGCTCTGCCACTCATGGAACTCTATCAAGGTATAGTAGACCTCTTTGCCGTTGATTGTCTTAACGGACTTAATGACGACGGCGGCACTCGAAACGTCTTGCGTATTACTCTGCAGCGGCAAAAAAACAGGCGCTTGAACAAATGCTACCCTAACTTTATCACCATCCACATAAGGCCTCATAGCTAATCCGCCTAACGCTAAACAACTCTCCAGATACCGCTCGAAGTTTTTATTAAACCTGTCGTTTTTTAGTGTCTCACTAATAAATTCGTTAGCCGCATCATCATCAACCTTAATCTCTGCCTGCTCGTTAAAGACTAGACTGGCAATCTTTTTAGCAGCTGTCCGTGCAATTGGTAGATGGTTAAGATCTCTTTTTTTAGTCTCGCCGTCCGTGTTTAAGTATAAAACACTATCCCAATCGCTCTTATAATACTTTAGATTGGTTGTTATACGATCGTACTCTAGCTTACTGATAGCTATTTTAGGATGATCAGTTATATTTGTAAGACTCTGCGTTGTCATCACGTATTTACTCCTTGTAACAAGATTTTTTATTTTTTGGATTACTCCCATTTAAGCAACTCCTTTAGTTGTAATACCGATGCACAAACACGTTGACGCTGTATCTAAACTCGTCCATGGCATGGTTATCTTTATCAATAGGTTTGCCATTGTCGTCACGACTGTACAGCCCTATCTCTTTTAAAAAGTGGTAGTGGTCATACTCTTCTTCGCTATGATTAACAAGATAAAAAGCGCCATCTGAGATAATGTTTTGGCCGCGTTCGATACCGACCTCAATACCTTTTGCTTTGCTAGATACATCTTTAGAATTGTTCGGAGCTCCCAGAGTAAATACTCCTAACTTATGCAGCTCCTCTCTCAAAGATTTACAGGCAGGATCCACAAATACCTCTGTATAGCGCATCTGATACTTTTTAACGCACCAGTCTATAAAAACTTTTAACTCTAAAGCGTAGGTTGACATAGCTTTTACTTGGCCAGTGTCAGCTCCGCTGTGGTAGTAGTGAGCTACACGATTAAGTCTGAAGCTTATCCTACCGTTATCTCTAACTCTTGTTACGATATTACAAGACATAGAGGTGGCATCTGATTGACCTCCATCTGCACAGAAATACATCTCTACTGGTTCGCCAATCAAAGCATCCAAAACATTTTTTTCCGTGTCAAAAAGGCCATAAATAACTCCCTGAGGCATGACCCGCTGTCCAAGTACATCTCGTTTGTATAGATATGGATTTTTTTTAAGACTGTTGATAATGTTTTGTTTACGCTCTGCGGTTAGTATTGGGTTATCATCCATGGTCCAATGAGTCCACCTCGTGTTCTGAACATCAAAGACATCTTTAATTACTGGATGTTGAGGTGCTGGGGGATTTAAATCTGCTAGATGATAACGTAGCTTAGCCGCCCAAGTACGCCTAAAACACTCCTGGATAAAATCCATGTGCAGTAAGTTAATCTCGCAGAATACTACTGATCCTAAAGACATACCTGTAATAGCACCAACACTGTTAACTTTACCGCCGCCTTTATAATAAACGCGCTTATTGCCTTTTGGTGTCGTGATTAACAAGTGATCTCCACGCTCGTCGTGTTTTATTTCACAGTTACCGTCAAATATATGCATCAAACCCGTACCATCGCCGTCGATAAACAAACGATAAGCTTGTTCTTGATTATAAGCAGTCACAAGGTGATTTTCATCTTCTGACTCAATCAGATACCTAGCATAACGAAAATGCCCAGCTGTGGTCTTTCCGCTACGAGGGGTCAAGTGCCCTCGTTGACCTCTAATTCGTAGTTAAAAGGGCGTCTAATGACGTCTTTTTGTTTATTTGAAAAGATAATCTCCAAGGCTAATCACCTCCTTCCACAGCATCTAACAAGGCTCTCATTAAGCTAGTATCAGGCTTAGCGCCCTTCTCTGCGTCAAGTTTGACTTTAAGCAGCTCGATGCGCGTTCGTTGCTCGTCTGTGGCGAGCTCCGCGGCCTTAATTCGCTGTCTTTGTTCTTTTCTATCCAGGCTATCTTTGACCTCGGTAGTTGTAATTTTAGCTAATAGCTCTGCAGATCTAACATCACCCTTTAAAGCATTTTCCACAAGCTTGAGTGCAATAGCTGATTGATTTGTGGGGGAAATATCCAATTGTTCTAATTGTTCTCGAAGCAAGGCGCTTGGTACAGTTGATCCTAACACCAGCTCCACAGCTTTTCTCAAATTCGCTTTTTCCCTCCTAGCTTTGCCGGAAGCTATGCCTCCTTTTTTTGCAATTTCTCGGAGTTCGCTCGGGGTTCGTTTGGAGTTTGGTATCAAATTATCTTCATTTGCCATCGCCTCACTTCCTTACTTTTAAATATAAAAAAAAGGCTTTCGCCCTTTTAAAATTATTTTATAGTCCTAGCCAATTAATAATAAAGGCTTGATCATCTTGATAAAAAAAGTTATTTTTGATATCTTTTGCAGTTATTTCTTTAATTGCGCTATAAAACAGATTGTAAACGAGATACTCAAGTTCGTTGGCGTATCTATATTTTAAGGCCGAATCTTTTTCGCTTGGTTCAATATTTTAGATTTTGTGAATTACTTTTGTTACTAGCATGTTATTTACCTCTTTGTCTTTGTGATCACATGATAGCTCTGAAACACTGTTAAGTCAACGGTTTTAAGGGATTTTTAGTTTAGTTGTATAACACTTTCTCCAGTTAATTCTTCCCAGCGTTTTATAATGACATCTACATATTTTGGGTCATATTCCATTAATCTAGCGTGACGACCATTTGACTCACAAGCAATTAACGTTGTCCCAGAGCCACCAAACAAATCAAGGACAATGTCGCTTCCCTTTGTGTTGTTTTTGATTTGGTAATCAAAAAGTCCGACAGGTTTCATTGTTGGATGAACGCCATTTCGTTGAGGTTTCTCATAATCAATAACTGATGTTTGCTTTCTGTCTGAAGCCCACAAGTGACCAGCGCCATCTTTCCAGCCATAAAGACAAGGTTCGTGCTTCCAATGATAATCTTGGCGACCGAGAACCATTGAGTTTTTATTCCAAATTAAGCATTGACGTACTGTCCAACCGATATCAAAACAAGCACCTCTAAAATTATAGCCTTCTGAATCAGCATGCCAAATATAAAAAACAGCGCCTGGCTTCATAACTTCATTTGCAGAACTAAAAGCATTAACCAAGAACTGTCTAAAACTGTCATTATCCATACTGTCGTTTTTTATAGTTAAACTATCTTTTGTTTTACCCTCATAAGCCACGTTGTATGGTGGGTCTGTAAGTAGTAAATCAGCTAATTCTCCATTCATAAGTTTTTTAACATCGGCTCCATTTGTACTGTCGCCGCACATCAACTTGTGACTACCAAGTTGATAAATGTCACCAAGTTTTGACTTTGGCTCATCTGGCACAGTCCCTGTAAAATCGTCTAAATCTTTTTCATCTTCGATTAAATCATCTAAATTATCTAAAACGTCAAATCCAAAAGCAGACATATCGAGGTCTAAAATGTCGTTTAATTCTTCGTTTAACAAATCTAAATCCCAAACCGCAATCTCACCAACTTTATTGTCAGCAAGTCTGAACGCTTTAATTTGCTCTTCAGATAAGTCATCTGCGACAATAACAGGAACTGTTTCTAGCCCTAATTTTTGGGCTGCTTTATAACGAGTGTGGCCGTTTACGATTTCGCCGTTTTTATCAACGACAATAGGCACTTTAAAACCAAACTCTTTAATAGATTCAGCAACTGGTCCAACAGCCTCATCATTGTTTCTAGGGTTATTTTTATAAGGTGTTATTTCACTTAATTTTTTGTCCACAAACTCCATGTTTTATTCCTTTTTTACATAATAAAAAGCCACCACGGTGTGATGACTAGTGCATATTGAGTTAGAGCGATATGCAATTCTCTAACTTCATCGCTCCTAAGGCCCGTAGGCTTCTTAGAGCTTTTCACAGGAACAGTCGGAATCGAACCTGCACGTCCCACATACCATAAAATAACAAGTTTGATCGTAGTTAAAGTTGGCGACTAAATAAAATAGTCAGTGATTAAAAGGTTATCTCTTCTTGTTATTTTGATAATACTATAATAACATGTAAAAATATGTATAAACTATCTTATTACTGTATAAAAACTAGCTAAAAACTCCTTCCTCAACAAGCAACACACCCTCTCTGTACAGCTCTGCAAAAGCTAACAAAGCAATGTCAAGTGTATCATAGTAAAAGCTCTCTGACATACACAATTCTGTATAAATAACCTTATCTGCCTTTTTATAAGGCGCTAAGTATTTGTCATACAAAATCCTGCGTCTCTCTGGCTCTAGTATCATACTGACGGCTTGCTCAATCGCATCCAGCTCTTGTTCTGCTGACACACGGTTTAGCGCTAGTCTCTCAACCGGTTTGCTAGGAACCCCATGTGATTGCCTTGGCTCAAAGGAGTAAGTAGCTGTAACTTTTTGAGTATCTACGTCATTAGCTATCCTTCGCCAGCGTGGATACTCTCTCAATTTACGCTTGGCATTGGATTTTGTTTTTTGGATATCAATCTCAGGAAAAAACGTCATGAAAGCCTCCAGTATGGTATAATTTATTTAAGCTTAAATTTAACCAAGGGGGCGTTCCGTGTGGACGTCTTTTTGTTTTGTGGAGAAAAGCCCTCTCTTCCTTTTTTTATTTTGACACAGGCGTACGATGTCAGTATTAGCGCCTTAAATAATAGCCAGTGACCGATAACCAGCGTTAGATTTTGTTTTGGTGTAAGGAGGTCCTCGTTTCTATTTTTCAATTTCGGTCAATACCAACCGCACGAGTCGAACGTGCGGGATACCGTTATTGGTTATATCCATTCAATTAGTGGATTTTCAATGTGTTCTATCCCATCACCAATCCACTCTTTGACATTAAATTCTCGCTCAATATCTTGAGTCCTTGGCATAACGTTAATATCACTAAAACTCAGCATGTCGTCTTTTGTATTTTGCAAAAAATAAATGTTTTTAACTTGTCTTGTTAAAGAGTCGCCATGCACCACCACACCATTTATCCCTCTTATAGACATATTAAAGAGTAGAAACGGTACTGCTTTGTCCGATAACTCTTCTACGTGATACCAGTATTTACTCGGACGATAAGTAAATGGACTGTCATTTAATCGTTGTTCTTGCCATGCTTGGATAAGTATCCCACCCGTCCCGACTGCTACCTCGTAGTATTGATTACCACTTATTATTTTAGATAATAGTGTACTAACCGATTTAGGAGTAAAGTCTTGCTTTTTATTTTTGCGGTCAGCTTGTTCTTCCTCAAAATATTGCATAAACCAGTCGTAAGATACATCTGTTTCATATTTCAAAAACTGTCTAAATATATCCTCACGACTATCTTTATCAAAGAGTATGTCCGTAAGTCGTTTGGGTGCTTTATAAACTTCGTCGATGCCTAGTATGCGATGTATCTCATCGATCTTAATCATGTTACCCTCCGTTGTGCGTAAGTTCCGCAATTCGCTTTGTCTGTCTAGCTCTATCTTCGCTAGCACGTTTAAGCTGCTTTTGTGTCCTGCTTAGCTGTGTACGTAGTCCTGTGATTTGCGACTCGTAGTGGTTTTGTAAGGCTATACTTATCATCAGTAACATAAGAACTGCTGTCATTAAGACGGCAATTACATTAGACTGCATATACAATCTATCATCTTTCCGCTCTATCTCTTCTAGCAGCGGTTTTATTAGTTCTTGCTCTTCAGTCATCGTTAACCTCCGTTTGCTTTATCCTCCAACCATTCCCAAATCAGATGAAACTGCCCATTGATCAGACTGTCATTTCCGTACTTTTCGCAGATTGCAACAATAGATTGATTTGCCCATTGCCAATACGCTTCAGTATTAAATCCAACTTCTTGCATTTTGACATTACTCTCTCTCATCCAGTCAGGAACCACTTGTTCAAAAAAATTAATATAATCAATTTTCATAACTCTTCCACCTTTACGTATATTCCTACTGTATCAGCCCAGAACTTCTCAATAATTTCCGAAGCAACCTGCGCATCATCATTCCAAAATCCCAATTCGGTCATGCAGTCTTTAAGCAGCTTCTGCAGGTTGTCGGTATCTGGTTTTGTCGTTTTGTACTGTCCGTTTGTGCTGCCCTTGATTTTGGGAAATAGCCACTTGACTGTCAGACGGATAGGACCATCTAACTTACTGGGTGGTACATGCTGAGCCAAAAGACTTGTAAACTTATCCCTAGCATTTTTCAAACTCTCAGGCTCGTAAAAGTGAGGCTTGCCATTTATGACAGTCACTTTCTTTTGCTGATGAGTTGTCGTCGGGATTTTATCCATAGGCAAAAAAAATTCAATCATTAAAATAAATCCCTTCAACCAAAAATCTTTGTTCTAGAATTTTCAAATACGCTCCCATAATATGCCATTGCGTTTGTAAAAGTTCAATTGGGCAAGATAATTCAAAATCTAACTCATCAAGGTAGTATCTGTTTAGCACAATAGATAGTTTTTCTGCGCGTTTTTTTAACTGTTTATATTCTTCAATCATTCTTTGTTTGTAAATTTCCATTTTTACCTCATCTCCAATTTGTGTTTTTTATATGCGCCTTTGTCAAATATGGGACAAAGGACAGAGGGGGCGTAGCTCAGTCGCCCCTCTTCCTTTTCCCTTTGACTTTTGACGAAGGAAAAACATTTTATAATAACTCTGAAAGAGTTATAGGCTGTATTTTCTTAGAAATTAACTAGTATTTTTCTTGTTTTTCTAAAATTAAACAGAAAAGAAATTAACTAGTATTTTTCTGATTTGAGAAAAGAAAATAACGTAATTTTTCTTTAGAATTCTTCTAGTTATTTTCTTTCTTTTCCGTTTCTTTGTTATCAGAAATTTGGAACACAACACCTTTTTTGACATCGTAACCATCGTGTTCCTTGATATAATTTTCAACGCTTTTATTGGATTTTAAATCCAAGTATTCACGAATTTCTTGCACTGTAACCGGTGTTGAACCATCAAATAAGGCGCTATAAGCTGTCTCAAGTTTTTGGTTCCGTTCCTTGAGATTCTCTTCTTTACTTTTCCTAGCTTCTTTAGCTTTTTTCCAAAGAGGTTTACTATCTTCCAACTGAATATCAGCCAACACGCCAGTTGTATCCACCTCGTGCTTGGGATAACTAAACCACATATTAACTGGCTGAAACTTCGCAAACTCACGTAGCGTTCCATCAACTCGCCACGCTGTGGCAATTTCTACCTCATGCTGGGCTTTTTTGACGGCCTCAAGATATGGCTGTTTAACCATGATATCCTTGATAGCTTTGTCAAAATGTTGTTGCATCTGATAACGACTTTCTAGGTCGTCTAGCGTTACTTCCTGTTGATAGTATCCTAGAGCTTTTTCCTGCAACGCTTGTTGGTAAATCTTAGCAGCTGCTTTTTCTGAGCGTGCCTTGATAAGGTCTTCAGTCAACTCAAGCTCCACTAAGTCAATCAATGCATCAGGGTCACGAGCAAATACTCCAGAACCACTTGCCCTGTCCATGGATTTTTTGCCACCTTGACTTCCTTTAGAATGGTGGTGGCAATAAATTACGCTACATCCAAGTTCAGTGGCCACCTTATCAAATTGATTTGTAAAATGGGCCATCTGATCAGCACTGTTTTCATCGCCAGTGAGAACTTTATAAATAGGGTCGATAATAACAGCTTGGTAATTTTTCTTCAGTGAGCGTCTGATAAGTTTAGGTGCTAATTTATCCATTGGTACTGTTTTTCCACGGAGGTTCCAAATGTCAATGTTTGCCACATTAGCGGGAGGTAATCCCATCGCATCATAAACATCTTTAAAGCGGTGCAAAGCTGATGGTCTGTCTAGCTCCAAATTGACATAGAGGACTTTCCCTTGTTCACATTGCCAACCTAACCATTTCTGTCCCTCAGCCAAAGCAATAGATAACTCAATCAATGCAAATGACTTACCGGCTTTTGATGGTCCTGCAATTAGCATTTTATGTCCTTGGCGTAACACTCCTTTAATTAATTCAGGAGCCAGCTCTGGCAAATTATCCCATTCATCAGCTAGCGTTTCTGGCTCTGGTAAATCATCATTTAAATCTTCAATCCATTGATACCATTCTTCATAATTGGTTTTACCAATATTTGTATCAATCAAAAATTGCTTGTGACCATTTCGCATAATACCTGGCATTCGTGATAGACGACTTGGATTACGATTCTGTGTGTCAATATCAAGGCCGTTTTTCTTACAGATTTGATAGATGTAATCAACCCGTTTGCGGTACTCCTGATAATCTTTAGCATCTACTTTGACAATAGCGTGTAATGATTTTTTACCGCTATGGACCAATGTCGCTATTGGCAATTCTAGTTCTTTAAATAAAGCATACTGCTTACCAAGTTCCATACTATCGGATTCAACCAAGGCATACCTAAAGTCTGTTACATTGTCGTTTTTGACACCATTGCCATCTAAAGGGTTAAATCGTATCCATGCACCAGCTTCTTCTTTATAGTCACCGAGGACAGCACCAATGTCATTAGGATTTTTTTGTAATTCTTGGATAAGCTGACCAGCTGTCCTGTCATAGGCTCCTTTTGTTGGTTTATAGATAATGCCCTTATCTATTTCAATCGGGTATGTTTCTGTTACATATCCGACTTTGTCAGTTGATTCAAAAAGAGTGTTGATGTAAGTAATCAAATCGTGAACGGGTGACCAGTTAGTAGGTTCTCTAATTTCTTTTGCTTCGATCCAGTTCTTGTCAATAATTTTATAGTCACGATCAATAGTGCTATCCCAATCAAGCTCGTGGGCTTCATCACTCGTACGGTAGTCAGATGTCCACCCGTTTTCTTTCGCTAACTGTGTGATAGTTGCGCCAGTGACAGTCCCAAGTCCATTACCTTGGAAACTATCCCATTTAGCGAAACATTCACCCTTTTTGTATCTACTGTCAGACTGTGACCAAATGTCCCAATCCATAGCAGTATATCCTTCGTGTTTTAGGGCAAAACCAACATTCACCCAGTCTTGATATGATAGTTTTGATGGATCAATATAATCAAGTAAAGGTAATAAATCAAATTTATCATCTGTCATTTTTCATTCTCGCTTCTTCTACTATTCTTTCTACACTCCAACCTAATTTCAATTGATTTATTACAGTCCAATAGGTAACATTTAACTTCTCTGAAAATTCAGCAATAGTATATTCTTGACCTAAATATGATAAATACCTATTATTCGTTTTATTGTTTTGCTGCATTTTCATACTTACCCATCTGCAATTTAGTGGAGTATAGTTACCTTTTGGATTTATTCTATCAATGGTTAATGATTCTTTATATCCATTAGAGAGCGACCATGTTCTAAAATTAATAAAAGTTAGCCATTCATCACAGATTGAAATACCTTTTCCACCATAATATTTGTAATTATCGTTTTTGTGGTTATAGCATCTATTCATCATGCCTTTCCAAATTCTGTAAAGTCTTGTAGATGAATAACCTTTAGCGTTGTCATTTTTACGTGCACATCCACATGATTTTGTATAACCACTTCTTAATTTACTTCCAATAACAACTGTTTTATTTCCGCAGTCGCAAAGACAATTCCATCGTGCATTGCCACCCTTAGAATTGTTACGGTTTCTATTAATGACTGTCAATGATCCAAATCTAAGTCCATCTAATTCTTTTAAGTGACAATATTCTCCCATTTTTGTCTCCTATTCAGGTTGGTATTCTCGAGCATTGATGCCTTTTGGTAGGCGCCATCCGCTAGCAGCAATGCGGTTAATCATGTTTGATGCTACTTCAAATTTCCACATTCCAACGTTTTTAAATCCGTATCGTTCTAGCATTCTGATTTGTTTAGGTGTTGTTAGGCCAGTTTCTCTCCTCTTGGCCAATCGCTCCAATAATTTAGTAGCTTTACCTGCATTTCCAATGTCGTCGGTAAAAATACCAAATTTTTCTAAAGCGTTCTTTTGTTTATCAGAAACAGGAGCCATTTCCCAGCCGAATTCTGGTACATAGTCCACTAAGTCTTCAGCATTGATAGACATTTCAAATTGCAACGGATCAACTAATGCACGTTTACGCTTACGCATTTCTGCTAACTGCTTAGCGAGTGCTTCTTCTCGTTCTGCGACAACATCTTTGCTAGCTACTTCTTCAGCTTCTAACAATTCAAAGGTTACTTCAGTTTCCTCTGTCATGTTATCGACCATTTTTTGAGCAACTTCTGGTGTCTTTGCAATTAGATGAGCAGGACGACAAAGTTCATGGCGTTCGGTATGCCATAAAAAATCTAATAATAGTAGATTTTCTTTCCCCGGCGCTAATCGTGTGCCACGACCAACCATTTGACTATAAAGAGCTCTTACTTTTGTGGGTCTCAGTACAACTACGCAATCGACTGTCGGGCAATCCCACCCCTCCGTTAAAAGCATTGAATTGCATAGTACATTATATTTATCATTATCAAAGTCTTCTAGGACTTCAGCGCGGTCTTTCGATTCCCCATTGACCTCTGCTGCTTTAAATCCTTTTTGGTTTAGAATATCACGAAATTTTTGGGAAGTTTTAACAAGCGGAAGAAATACAACTGTTTTACGGTTTGCGCATTGCTTCACCATTTCATCGGCAATTTGTTCTAGGTACGGGTCAAGCGCCGTCCCAATCTCACTTGCTTTAAAATCTCCAGCTTGCTGACTAACTGTAGATAAGTCCAAAGTCAACGGGATAGTAACTGCGGTAATTTTAGATAAGTAACCAGACTTGATGGCATCTACTAAGGAATATTCATAAGCTAAACTATCGAAATACTTACCTAGATTTTGTTTGTCACCGCGATCTGGTGTCGCTGTCACTCCCAAAACATTGCTACTATCAAAGTGTTGCAAAACTCTTTGGTAACCATCAGAGATGGCATGATGGGCTTCATCAATAATAATTGTGTCAAAATGATTTGTAGGAAACTTACTCAAACGCTTCTCTCTCTGCATCGTTTGAACTGATCCAACTACAACCCTGAACCATGACCCTAAAGAAGTATTCTCTGCTTTTTCTAATGCTGTCCCTAATCCAGTTGCTGTCATCAATTTATCACTAGCCTGTTCTAAAAGTTCGGACCTATGAGCCAGAACCAAAACTCTCTCTCCGAGCCTTACACGGTCTTCGATAATTTTCGAAAAGACAATAGTTTTACCGCAACCAGTTGGAAGGACAAGAAGAGTTCTCTTCTTGCCGTCTTCCCACTCGTGTTGCACTGCTGACCTTGCCTCTTCTTGGTAAGGTCTAAGCTGCATTAGAATCCTCCCCATCCGCCTTGAGGTTGTTGAGGTGTTTGCATTTGACCTTGTTGATATGACTGCGTTGCTGGTTGTTGTGCAAAATTAGTGCCTTGTGCCTGTTGTCCCTGATATGTAGGTTGAGCAGATTGTTGATGTGTCATTTGCTGTGGTTGTGCGACATCTTTATTTAATACTTTTGTCCAATCAACTTCATCAGCGTAAATCATAGATTTGATGTTATCGTATTCGCGATCAGCATAATCGCCGGTGCCTTTACGTTTATTAATACGAGCAACCCCCTTAGCTCCGATGACGGTATTCCAGTTCATTTTAAGTGGTTCCCCATGTTTCTTTTGACCAATAGCTCCAAAGAAAGCTGATAGCATACCTTCTGTTGTAGTATGTAGGAATAAGTTATGAGTTAATTGCGCGATTCCTTCTGATGTTTCTATTTGAATCGTAACGACCGCCTTGTTACACGCTGGTAATTTTCCTGGACTCTTCGGATTAGGTGTGTGACGAGCACGCTCCATATTGGTTACTGTGAATTGATAATCACCAGGCACTAATTGAACAAAACCTACACTGTCTTGTGTAATTTCATCATCCCATCCCAATTCACGGTCAAAGTTGTTATTGTATTCAGTCATTTTTATTTCTCCTATTTTCTATTAAGCTAAAATTGTAATGTTAGTTTGATCAGCAAGTTCTTCTTTTAAGTAGTTAGCAATATTATTGATAGCATCTAAGCGCCACTTTCCACCATCTGCTTCAAACAAAGCCATATTAGCAAGTTGATTAATGCGGAAAATGAACTCACTTGAAGGTTGTTCTACTTCAGAAAATGTGCGGTATGGACGTAATGTAACTGGGTTTGGCGCCTTAGCTTTTGCAAGGCTTGCCACACCTTGTTTAATTGTGGCAGTTTGACCAATGCCATCATCAACAATTTCTGAGCCATTTTCGATTTTTAATGCACTAGCGAATTCAATAACTGTGTTACGATCGTCAGCGTTAACGAATAATGATTGCAGACTAATATTAAAATCAGAAGGTGAATCATAGTGGCCAAATTGAACATTTGGAATAATTGCCTCCACAGTTACTAACACATTTCGATTAAGGTCGTCATCATCTTCTTCGCAAACAATAACTTCACGAGGGCCTTCTACAATGACCATAAGACGCTTGGAATTAATATTGTTCATATCTGATTTAAGATAATCAATTAAACTGTCAAGCGTGTTTAAATTCAATGTTTTTGGATAATACTTAGTTTTAAGTTCAACCAAAGAATATTTGTTGCGATCATAATACTCTTTACCATCACTACCCAAGATAGTCTTAGGTTTTTCGTGAGCTGTATTTACTGCATATTCCAAAGCTTCTTTAATGTTTTCTGTCATGTTAGTTTCCTACTTTCTTTTGCTTATTAAAATCAATAACATCTTCATTAATACCTTTTTCAAGGTGATCAATTGGTTCACCGATGTCAGTTCTTAGCACTGCCTCATCGTCAAAATAAGTTTGACCAGGCATCGCGCTTTTGAGCTCGTTAGCATAAACCTTACCATCTTTTTGACCAACAAGGACCGTTGTAGCCACGCCTGTCTGTGGTGCTAGCGTTGACTTAACTTCCATAGCTGTTGAAACAGTTTGACGGGCATCGTCTGGTTTCATAGTTAACGTAATAGTTACTTTACGGGCTACTTTTGTTTCTGTATTAGGATCTAAGATATTGTCAAAGACTTTTTCCAATTCCTTGTCTACTTTTTCTTGTAAGCCACCTTCTCCGATGGCAGACAAGTCTAATTTGATTGTTTTATTCATTGTTTGTTATACCTCGCTATAATTTCTAATTCCCAAAACCTATGCGCCTTCCACAGTAAAGGGTGGCTCGACAGTACGCACTTGCGTTTTAATCACTTCTAACGTAGCTAACCAATTGGCCACAATCATATTCCAATAATCTGACGGGAAGTTTTCAATTGGTGTCATTGGCGGGAAGTGTCCTCGGATGTTTGCTACTGCCACAAGCTCATCAGGAGTGACCTGCTCTGCCGACATCAAGTCAGTCAATGCTTTTGGCATACTTGGTGGGTAGGCTACCGGCGCAGATGTCGGTTGCATAGGTGGTTGTTCTGGTGCTTTTTCAGCTTGCTCATGTACGGATTCATGTGCGGTTTGTGATGCAGGAGTTTCCTGTACTGGTGGCGTTTGTGGCACTGGTTGAGTTGGTACTTGTGCGAATAGATGTGCGATTACTGCATAGTCAAGAGGCATTTCGTCTGGTAACCCATGACGGTTTTTTGCATCCCACGCTGGGTGATGTTGCGTGTATAGCACACGTTGACCACCAGTTGCCTTTTTCTTTTTTGATTCGCTAGTCATAACTACTGTTTTGTAGTTGGCAAACAAGACCATATCAGCCCATTCTTTGACCAAGGGGGCAGTCTGTGAGCTTGTCTTTTTACCAAGTTTCAACTCCCAACGGTCATAAGCTCCCATCTCGTCAGGTTGTTCAAATTTTCTCATTTGTGCATGGGCAGTTAATACAATATTGATACCGAGTTCAATCAGTTCTTGGAGCATATTCAAGAATCGACCTACTTCCTCTTTTGTGTAGGTATAACCATTGCCCCAACCAAAGTCCTCGATACCTTTCTTGCCATGTTGAGCACAGACATCATCTACTATTAAGCTTTCTGCCCAATCGATTGTGTCAATGACCAGTGTCTTGCAACATGTTGGATTCGCTTTAATCCATGCAATTTGATTTTTTAGCATAGTGTAGCTTGTTGGTTTATCCATACGGGCCACATCCATATTGTCTGTTGATCCCTCCGTATCAATGAACAATGGTTCAGGAAAATTAGCAGCAAAACTAGATTTACCGATTCCTTCTGGTCCATAAATGATGACACGTTGAGCACGTGCTCGTTTACCTCTTGTAATTTGCATATTTACCTCTCTTTCTAAAACTCACCTTTCCAAGTCGGTGCTACTGTTTCAGCAAAATTACCACCCTCTGCTGTTTTAAAGTTATGAGCTTTGTTTTCCACTGAGTATCCATCTTCTATAATGATGGCACACTCTTCACCAATTGATACACGGGTTGCAATAGCTTGCAAACCCTCCTGCTCTAGCCGTTTACCAAATTGTTCAAGTGTGATGTTGTCCATCTGTTCGAGTTTATCAATCAAAACAAAGCCACAATCTGGTTTTAGTTTACGTACAATAGCAGTTGCTACTATTAGTTGTTGGCTGCCTGACATGTTATCCCACTCTTGACCAAGGTAAAGTAACTTTCCATCATCTACTGATAAGCCTTCAAGCGGCAAATCTGCATTAATCAATAAGTCTCTTTTTTGTTGACGAATTGACTCAATATCATTAGTCAATATGTTATATTGTTCACGCTGCTGTTTAGCATCTTCTTCAGCTTTATCTTTATCAAAGTTAGCGCGCACTTTGCGGTTGACTTCATCAATATCGGCAATATTCGCCTCGATTTCAGCTGTTGATTCATCATGTAAATCCATAGCGTCAGTATTTGCTATTTTTAAATCCTCGCTTAACTTATTCGTCTTAGCTTCTGCATCTGCTAATAACTTGCGTAAACGGTCAACTTCCAAGATAGATTGATTATAATCATAGCGAATACGTTCTACATTTTGACGCTTTTGAGCATTCTCTCCGTTTTTGGCTAAGATAGCTTGGTGTTGTTGGATAAGCTCAGAAATACTTACCAGTTGTTTAGGTGCGTCAGGATAATATGTCATCTCCTTAGCAAACTTTTCTTTTTGGTCTGCTATAACACCGATAGCGTGACGTTGATTGTATATTTCTTTTTCTTTTAGCTCTAACTCTGCTAGCTGATCACCGACACCAATAATTTCAAGCAAGACATCTGCTTTCTCTTTTGGTGTACTATCCATAAATTTCGGCAAGTTAATAGCCAATTCTTCTACAAAGCTATCTAGCAACTGCTGACCACCTTTTTGGCCGTTTGGATCAATTACTTTAAGACTGGCATTTTTGCCTTTCCGTTCAACAATAAGTCCATTTGACATGGTAATTTTAAGCGTAGGTGGCACTTGCGATCCTTCGCGCATAGCTTGACTAGGCTTGTATTTATTACCGCCTAGTGCCCAAGCAATAGCATCTAATACGCTTGTTTTGCCTTGGTTATTATTACCACCGATAATGGTCAAGCCTGTTGCAGATGGTTCAATCTTTACCGCTTTAATACGCTTAACGTTTTCGATTTCAAGTTTGTTTATTGTTATTGACATTATAATTCTCCCTTGTTCCATGCTTTTAACAGGGCTATTTGATCAATTTCATCCAATTCAGCAATGCATTTATCTAGCGTACTTTTCAAGATAAAATCACTAGCAATAATGACATCTAATAAATTTGCTTTAGCTGTAACTACAAAGTAATGTTCCGCCAATTCATTATTTAACCTGCGATTTTCGTCTCGCAAAAATTCGTTGTCGTTAATTAGTTGTTGTTTCATACTTTTTTTCTCATATAAGCGTGGAATGCATCATACTGCTTTTCAGATGACAATCGCTTAGTATCGTGTTTAATCGGTTCCTGTTTTTTTGGTTTTGTAAAAATAAAATCTAATAGTTTCATGTTATACTCCTAGTTCTAATAAAATTTGATAGTAACCTGCAAAAGAAATTGGCACTGTTATATTTTCTGGCTCACATTGTGAACCATCTTTTCGAAAACAGTGAACTTTTGGGGTCCATTGCTCTTTTTTGTTTTTCATGGTAAAATTGCCTCATAAGAATCTGTCTGTCCCGTAAACTGCTATTTTACAGGGCTTTTTTATTTGCATCATCGTTCCATTACGGGAACGTCTTTATCAAAAAAAATTGCTATTTTTTCGATTGGTAATCCAAAAATCAAAGTAATTTTTGCAAGCTCATCAGCTCCAATTGAAACAATACCGTTCTCTCTTTTTGCATATGGTGTTCGTGTTTTCCACCCCATAGATTGTGCAACTTCACATTGTGTCATACCGCTAGCAATTCGCTCGGCTTTTAGTCGCTTCAAATTGATTGTCATATACATACTCCTTTTTTTATTTTTGTTCCCGTTTTGGAACACCTTTATTATAAAACCTACGTTCCAAATTGTCAACGATTTTTTCTAAAAAAAATACGTTTATTTGTTTTTTAGCGTTTTATTGTATTTTTTTGGGAACGATGGTATAATGATATTACTAAATAACATTAAGGATAACAAAACATGAGAACAAACAGCGAAATTATTTCTTTGATACAGAGCAAAGTAGAAGAAAGAAAGATGTCAATGAGTGAGTTGGCTAGAAATGTTGGTATTGCAAAATCAACGATGTCTAGATATTTTAATAAAACAAGAGAATTTCCTTTAAACAGGGCAGATGATTTTGCTAAAGCACTTAATATATCAACAGAGTTTTTACTTGGTATTGATTTAAATAGCGAAGTAGATGGTTCGGAACTGCTTGGAATATACCGCGAATTAGAAGAACAACGAAGAGTAATTGTTTTAGATACAGCAAAAGAGCAATTGGAAGAACAAACAAAAATCATCAATTTCAGTGATAAAAAAACTGATATCGAAGATATTTTTGAAGTTAAAGGAACGACTTTTGCTGCAGCAGCAAGCGGATTTGGTAGAGGTTTTGAAGCAGATGACTATGATACTTATACAGTTTATACAGACGAAGAACCTCCACATTATGATTATGCTATTGGCATAAGAGGCGATAGCATGTTACCAAAGTACGAGCAAGGAGATATGCTTTATATCGTTGATAAAGGAATGTCAACATACAGCGGACAATTATGTATTGTTGTACATAACGGGAACACTTATTTTAAAAAAGTTTACACTGAACATGATGGACTTCGATTAGTATCACTTAATAAAAAATATAGCGATATTTTTATTGGCTATCCACCAGCAGAAGATACATACATTAAAATATATGACGTTGTTGGTAGTTTTACACCGATTGAATTTTAACTAATGTTTTTAGAGAGGACAATGATATGACGTTAAAACAACTTTTAAAATCAAAAAATCTGGGAGAATATTTTGAAGCAAAAAACAATGCAGAAAAGATGAATGAGATTGAAAACCGTGGCTTAAAGCAAGTAATGAAAAACTCAGTACGACAGACCCAATTAAATAGCGAAATAAAACAAGTGATAAAAAAAGAAAAAGAGGCGGTAAGATGTCCAAAATGTAAAAGTACTAATGTTGGATTTATGCAGCAAGGTAAAAAGACATTTTCTGTTAAAAAGGCCGTCGCAGGAACTCTTTTAATAGGTGGAACAGTTATGGGATTTTTAGGAGAAAAAGGGAAGAAGCAATGGCACTGTAACGAGTGCAGCTGTATATTTGAGACAAAATAAAAAAAGCCCCCCGCTCAACTTTGGTCGGTGCGAGCGTGAGGCGAATCTAGTATAGTAAAAACCTGCTTTAAGTAGGTCTCTTTACTGTACTCATTTTAACAAAAAATGAGGTAAAAAACAATGAGAAAAGTAGCTATTTACTCTAGAGTATCAACAATAAATCAAGCCGAAGAAGGATATTCCATTCAAGGACAGATTGAAGCTTTAACAAAGTATTGTGAGGCAATGGAATGGAAAATTTACAAAAACTACTCTGATGCAGGTTTTTCAGGCGGTAAACTTGAACGACCGGCAATAACAGAATTGATTGAAGACGGTAAAAACAATAAATTTGATACTATTTTAGTCTATAAACTAGACAGGCTATCAAGAAATGTAAAAGACACACTTTACTTAGTCAAAGATGTATTTACTGCTAACAATATCCATTTTGTCAGCTTAAAAGAAAATATCGACACTTCTTCAGCAATGGGAAATCTCTTTCTCACTCTCTTGTCAGCTATTGCAGAGTTTGAAAGAGAACAGATTAAAGAGCGAATGCAGTTTGGTGTTATGAATAGAGCAAAATCTGGAAAAACAACGGCTTGGAAAACACCACCTTATGGATATAGATACAACAAAGACGAAAAAACATTGTCGGTCAACGAGTTAGAGGCTGCTAATGTCAGGCAGATGTTTGACATGATAATCTCTGGCTGCTCAATCATGTCAATTACAAATTACGCGAGAGACAATTTCGTCGGGAATACGTGGACACATGTAAAAGTAAAAAGAATATTAGAAAACGAAACATATAAAGGATTAGTGAAGTATAGGGAACAAACTTTCTCAGGTGATCATCAAGCCATTATCGACGAAAAAACATATAATAAAGCGCAAATAGCTTTAGCACATAGGACAGATACGAAAACAAATACTAGACCTTTTCAAGGGAAATATATGCTTTCTCACATAGCAAAATGCGGTTATTGTGGTGCCCCTTTAAAAGTATGCACAGGAAGAGCTAAGAACGATGGTACGAGAAGGCAAACTTACGTTTGTGTTAATAAAACAGAAAGTTTGGCTAGACGAAGTGTTAATAATTATAATAACCAAAAGATTTGTAACACTGGTCGATATGAAAAAAAACACATCGAAAAATATGTTATTGATGTTCTTTATAAACTTCAACACGATAAAGAATATCTTAAAAAAATAAAAAAAGATGACAATATAATTGATATTACACCTTTAAAAAAAGAAATAGAGATAATCGATAAAAAAATCAATCGTCTAAACGATTTATATATTAATGATTTGATTGACCTACCAAAACTAAAAAAAGACATCGAAGAACTCAATCATTTAAAAGATGATTATAACAAAGCAATTAAATTGAATTATTTAGACAAGAAAAACGAAGACTCTCTTGGAATGCTGATGGATAACCTTGACATTAGAAAATCTTCGTATGATGTTCAATCTAGGATAGTTAAGCAATTGATAGATAGAGTCGAGGTTACTATGGATAACATCGATATTATTTTTAAGTTTTAA